TTTGTGTCGTATAGGTATAGACGCTGCTTTATATCAAATGGAAGCAACGATGGCGTTGACAAGAGACATCACACGTCATTTTATAACAGAAGAGAGTTTGAAGAATATGCAACGTTTTCCAGCTATGATGGCAGCATCAGATCGTAATGGGATACCAGTAATATTTCGTATAACATCAGAGGTTCGTCGTAATACTAGACCTATGTCTTATACAACGGAGAGAGCAAGGAATGATCTACAACTGCAAAATGGAGTTTGTTATTCGACAACTAAGCCGACAGATATATCGTTTGCAGAAGCAACAGCATGGGCATATCAATGTGATTCGATGCCAGGTATGTGTGGATCAGCTATTGTCCAATTGGAGAAAATGGCAGCACGTAAAATAGTGGGAATACACGCAGCAAGCGACGTGAAGGGTTTAGCAATAGCTCAAATAGTGACGGAAGAGATGTTACGTGATGGGCTACGTTATTTTGGAGCTACTTTACAACCATATGATCCGAAAGTGGATGCAAATAATCCTGAGTTAGGATTGGTACAACCACATGGAAATTTGACTAAGGTTGGAGTTTTATTTAAACATCCAAGATCAGCGGAGACAACAAAAATTATTCCATCATTGTTACACGGACAACTATTTGAACCTAAGACAGCACCAGCGGTTTTAAATCCTATGGATCCTAGGGCAGGAGGTTTAAGAGATACAATACCCTTGTGGATGGGAATTGAGAAATATGGAAAGATAGCACCCTTGGTGAATGGGAAGATTTTGAAGAGAGTAATTGAAAATGTTAAGGAGTTAATGTCACCGTTGGAAGGAAAAACAGAGAGGAGAATTTTAACACAAGCAGAGGCTCTGAATGGAATTGTTGGAGATGATTTTATTAAACATATGGATATGAAGACATCAGCGGGATTTCCATGGAATCAGAATCCATTAGCTAAAGGAAAATGGCCATATATTCAACATGAAAATCCATTAGATGAACATAGCAAGTATATTATTGTAGACAAAGAATTACAACGAAAAGTAGATACGCGTTTTGTACAAGCTAAGAAGGGTAATCGAGTGGAGAGCCTGTGGATAGATACACTGAAAGATGAGAGAAGATCTTTGGAAAAGGTTTTTGAAGGTAAGACTCGAGTTTTTACA